GCTGCCTATCGGTCAGCCCGGCGGCGTTGGTGTCGGTGACGCCCGCCTTTCGGTTCAGCTCGGCCAGTTCCCGCGCCTTCTTTTCGATCTCGGCTTTTTGCCGGTCATAGTCGGCGTCTATCCGGGCCAGTTTCTTCCTCGTGCCCTCCTCCTGCAAGTCGAGCCAATCCTGTTGGTTCTGTTGTTCCAGAGCCAGCAACTCGTCATTCAGTTTCTGCCGGGTCTGCTTCCGCTTTTCCGCCTCTGTCTTGGCGGTGTCGTCATCAGTCTCGATGTTCCGGTAATCGGAGAGTCCCGCTTCCTTGAAGATTCTGGTTGCCTCTTTCTGGAACCATTCGACCTCATTCAGGTAATGTTGTTTTTTATTTTCCTCCTCTTGCAGGGCTTTGTTAAAGGCTGTCTCTGCCGGATCGCTTCCATATTGGCCGATGTTGTCCCCGCCAAAAAACATGTTGAGCTTTCCGCCGGCGCCCCAGAACGGGCGGTACTCTTCCTTGCCCTTGCTGCGGATTTCGTTCGCTTTCTCGTCGGCTTCTATGGCTTTTTTAATATAGGACTGAGCCTTTGCCTGCATGAACAGGGACTCGACATAGGCATTCCCTTTTTGTATGAGTGTGTCATACCAATCGGTCAGGGACTTGTAAGTGCCGAACGTGTCGCCGTATTTCCGGTTCAACTCGTCGACCTTGTTCTTCTCCTGCTCTTTCGTGCCGATAAAGTCTCTCAACTCGCGGAGGGTGTTGTCCAGCTCGGCACGGGTGCGGATAGAGACGGCATGTCCTTCTTTTTCCACCTCGTTTTTCTCCTGCAGGGCTTTTTTCAAGGCGTCGACTCCGTCTTTGGAGCTGAACAGGTTTTTGGTCCACTCTATGATTTCGTCGCCGTACATGACCAGCAGCATGATGCCTGTCGTCAGGGCGGTTTGCCAAGAAAATAAAGAGGAAAGTATTTGTTTCCATACCGGCACGCCCTTTTGCCCGGATTTCACCAGATTGTCATATTCGACCCGCGCCCTTTTTACCTCGTCCGCGAAAATGGGCAGGTTGTTGGAGATGGCGAGAAAAAACATCTGGGGCCCCATAGCCAGAGAGGGCATTTCCCGGGCGATCTGTTGGATACTCATGTGCAGGCCGTTGAATTGCTGCTTGGCGGCGGGCAGTTCCGGGGGGACTGTCTGTGTAGCTTCTGCGGTTGCACCCAGCTGCTTTAACCGGGATTCCAATTCGGCGATTTGCTTTTCGAGCGCTTCGATACCGGCCATGTTTTCACTCTGGTCGAGGTTCAGGGAGGCGTTTTGTCCGACCCTGCGCAATTCTTCCATTTGCTCCGTGAGCCCGGCTATGGCGGTACGCAACCTTTGGGCTTGACTGTCCATTTCCGACGATGCGGCGGTCGCCTTGCCTTTCAGCCCGTCCACCTTGCGGCCGGCCTTGTCGAGGGCCACCGACAGGCGGTCCTTCATCAATATCTCTACTTCTACCGGTTTCATTGCCATGTTATCTCTTCAAATTGCTCTGGAAAAATCCCACGATGTCGGCGGCCTCGTCCTCCGCGCTCTTCTCCTCCTGTTTCTTTCGGATATAGCGGGGCGCGTCTGCCAGCATCATAATCAAGGTCTGGAAGTTCACACCTTCCAGTATGTACTTTACCTTCCAGCCGGTGGCGTCGGCCACTTGCCAGATAAATCCGAAGGGGCTATGGGAAGGCTCGAATACCGTCTTTAACTCCCCTTGTTTCTTTGGCTCAGTCTCAGCTTCATCGGGTTCGTCCTCTCGGCTGATCTGATAATACTCGTAAAAGGGTCTGTGCCCAACAGGAATACGAAGCTGCGCATGGCGGCCGAGACATACTCGGTGTCTATCCAGTTGCGAACCAGCCATGCCGTTGCCCCGACCAGCAGACGGCGGCTGATCCAGCCGCGGCACAGGGTATAGGCCACCATGCGGCTCACCTGTTTGCCGTGGGTCGCCAAAAAGGCCATTTCCTCCTCCTTCGTAAACTTGTTCATCTGTTCCGCCGTCACCCCTAACGAGAGGTACACCCGGGCCAAGCGAATAAGCCCGCCCAGCCGGGGGCGGCGCATGACGACCCGCAGGCGCAGGGGCTTGCGGAACGGAAGGCGGATATCCTTCAAGGGGACGGACACGCCCCGGTCCAACAGGGCGGCCGCCCCCTCGCGCTGTATGAGGCGTGCGACTTTCTCGTCCATACGTTATTCCGATGGGGTATCGTTGATTTCGTAAGGAGCGGTGTCCGCTTCCTCCGGCTTGTTCACTTTCAGCTGGCACTCTATCTTGGAAACCTCGGTC